GTATGTTTGCTTACATTATTTTTTTGCATTAGTATCCTCCATTGGCTTCTTAACAAATTCTGCACCAATCTTTGGATCTAATTGATTTAATCTTGCTAACATAGCCATAAGATTTGCTACCTCTCCATATGGTCTAGTCATAAGATATTTCATTATATCTTGTAGTTGCATAGAATCTATTAAATAAGTTCTAGATCCTAAACTATTTTCTCCTTTCTCTTTATTCATTACTTTCTCCAAAATGTTTATTTATTGTTTGTATGTTTTCTTCTGCAGTAGATACTATACTTACTAACTTATCTAGTTCTTCTGTAAATTGTGGGTGCTCACCAATACCTACAGGATTATGTAAGTATATAACTATCTTTGCTGTAGCATCATCTATCTGTGCTTTATATTTTGCTAGCAAAGCATCTATAAGAAGTTGTCTTACATTCATTATTCTTGCCCCCTAAATTGATAATACTTATCTTCAATAAGATCAGCATCATCTAAGTAAGGATTGAATCTAGCTTGTACAGATTCTTTTGCATCTCTTATAGTTTGGTTTAAAGTTCTACCTTGCTTTAAACAACCTGCTACAAAATCTTCTACTTCTATTATTGCTTGTTTAACTTGCCCCATCTTTGACCTCCTTTACTAGTCTATTTAAATACCATTGTGCTTTTTCTAAATCTTGCAATGGCTCTCCTTTAAATTTATATCTTGAAACATACTTCAAGACATTACCTTTTAAGTATCCATGATACTCATCATTCTCCATACAATCACGAATAACATCTATTGTTTCTTTCTTACCATGTTTATAATGTGCAGGTGAATTTACATTATCAAACTGCACTTCATTCTCATATGATATATCATTACTATGATCTATCTTTTTTAGATAGACACGTTTATCTTTTACCATACTTTCTCCTTACTGTATTATACTCAATCATCTCAAGATCATACTCTCCTTTATCTACATTACGTTTAACTACAAGTCCACTCCACCACATTTGCTGTGTACTCTTAGCATAGTTTTCCTTATGATGCAAGTAACATCCTGCAGATAATCCCATAAGTTTTTTACCAGATGGTAATGCACACATAGCATAATCAAATGTATGTATATGACCTACAGTAGAAGATACTTTATTTTTTAAGAGTAAAGAACGAGCCACATTGTCACCACTGATAGGCTTGCCCATGACACCAGTAGGATAATTGTGGCAGTAATATACACCATCCACAACAACGGGCTTCTGATACTCATGTACTTCCCAACCAAATTTTTCAAATTTAAAATCATCTGTACTAATTGTGCCTTCAAGTTCTGGTATGTCATCTACTGTTCTATCTATCCTGTCTTCGTGATTACCAAGTAACATGATTTTTCTTGATCGTCTTCCATTAAGACCTTTGTTAAATTTTCCCAATGCATCATGAACATGGTCTATATCTTTTTTATATCTTCTACCTTCAAATGATTTCTTACCTTTATCATAACTAGATAGAGAATCCATACTTGCAAAGTCACCCATGCATATTATGGTATTTGGTTTCAGATCATGTGCTAGTTTACCTGCCCATAAAAATCTGTCATTGCTTGCCTTTGGAGTACAATGAGGGTCTCCTATAACTAAGTGTGTTGCCATTAGTTTAACTCCTTATCACGTTTGTTTTTTAAGTATTCAATAAAATCAATAACATTATCTTCACTATCAAATTCTGCTACAGAATTAATAGTTAAATCTTTTTTGCTATCTTTCTTATCATCTGCAAACCCACGTAGTCCATACATAAATGTAGTCTGAGGGTCTGATGTTGCCATTTTAATCATACCTCTTGCAATAGTAGAACATAACTCATATTGTTCTGTTGTCATTGCGGCTTTACTATCCATAACAATACCACAAGTAAAGCCTTTATCCCAAGGTGTAACTAAAACTTTTATTGAATTTTCTACATCAAACTTTTTCTTTCTCATTTGTACCAATACCTTTCATAATTTTCATTGTTGTATTCTACAACTTTATGTTCAAATCCTCTCTTCATACTTTTTCTACCGAACTCCTCTGCACTATTCTCTTTATCAAATATAATATTACTAAACATTTTAAATTCTTTATCTTTTTTATTTTTATATATTACAAAGTATAGCATCATAAGTATAAGGGTGGAAAATAGACCCCTCAAAACTACTCCCCACCCAGTTAAAGTTACAATCTCTATTCAAAAGTTTCCTCTTTCTTAGGATTGTTTACTTCAGTATACCAAACCCACTTAGGGTTCTTGCCTTGCGATTGTTGTTGTGGTAACAATTGCAGTTTACTTCCCCAACAAGGAAGCTTATATGGGCAAAATGTACAAGCCATGCCCAAAACTTTATTACCCGTTTTTTTAGTACGGAATGTTTCTTCAATATCTTTAAAGCATCTTTCAAATGGAGTCTTGTTTTCTATAGCTGTAATGTTTTCTTCTGCACTAGCTAATGCTTTAACTCTATACTCATTATCATCTATAGGAGTTTCACATACTGTCCACTCACCTGTAGATTTATTAATTACAATCCATCCACCAAAAGGCATCTTCTCACTTTCACTATAAAGATATCCTTGAGGTACATATCCAAACGCATCGTCTTTTGCAACCTCTTCAAACCCACTTCCAAACTTTCTATCGAATGAATATGGTGATGCACTTTTAATATCCCACACTTTTTCATCAATCTTAACATCAAGCCTACCTTCAATTTCTGATTCTTTAAATTTAAGTTTAACTTTTTTCTGCTCATCTTTTACTACTACTCCTGCTGATTTCATTACAAATATAGCCAATGCTTCAACAAGATCACCAAAAGTATTTCTCATCTTAACATTATATGGCTGACCTTCACCCTTTACATTCTTTGCCTCCATCTGCAATTGACATAATGGTCTACCTATACTTGACATTCTTGGTTTAAAGCCCTCTCTTCTTTTCTCAGAGAACTGTTTGCGTAAGGCACTTTTACATGCCTCACCAAACTCTTCTAATAAAGTATCAGATATTTCAACAGCATCTTTGTTAGATTTATCTAGATACGTTTGAACTTTTAGAAGTATATCGTTCATTATGATGCCAATACATCTACAGGATCTTCAACTTGATCCACAACTTTTTTCATATCTTTATCAGATGAATCATAGTTGCTCTTCTTTGCAGACTTATATAGATCTATCACTTCTGTATTTTCTTTAGTGATAACTTCTTGAAATACTCCAAGAGTTTCCATATCTTCTTTTGACATCTCTAAGCCAGCATCAGCATTGACAGAAATCTCTGGTGTGTAATAAACATTACCACCTTTTTTCTGTCTCTTAGTATCTACAGAGAGTGTTGTAGTAAACATAAGTTTTTTACGTTTAGTAATCTGATCTAACGCAGAGCCAACTGGAGCAAATGCTGTACCTGTAACCCTCCATAAAGTAGGCAGATTAGAAACAGTGTGTTCTTCGCCATTTGCTTTTACTCCTTTAAATGATAACAGACCATACAATAATCTGTAACATCTTATTGTTCTTTGTTCTGCTAGTTGTTCGGGTGTTAAAGATTCTCTGTCTTTAAAAGGAACCTTACCACACTTTGTACCACCAAGTATGTCTACAGCTTCTTCTTTCCAATTCTTGAAAATAATAGATCTGTTTACATACTCAGATTTATCTGGATCATAGTGCATATATTGCATTGCACTTATGAATGGTCTAAATGTAACTGGCTTACCATATACATTTTGACCTACATTAGAATCAAAAGTAAATAAATTACCAACAGGTAATTGATTACCATCATCATCTTCTGGTGATCTGTTGATGCCAAGTCTAGGAATATTTACTCCTTTACTTGAACCATCATCTTGCCCAATCGCTTCCATAATTTGCTCTTGAGACATTTCATTTATATTTGTTATGTTATTATCCATAATAACCTCCTTGATTATTGATTTGCTTATACCACATTTTTACTAATTTGTCAAGTACTATTTTTTATATGGTGGATAAAAAATATCACATACCCATAATAAAACAAGCACTATAAAACCTGTGCCCAATAATATTTCTAGCATACTTTAGTTTCTCCTTCAGTAATCTCGTATTCTAAATCTTCTAAACGAGCAAACCACATTAAGTAACTTTGTAGTTCTTCATGTTCATTTATATATAACATTGTGGGTTTAGCATCGCACTGTGCTTTTAAATCTTGCAGCATATCATAAGCTTCTTCTTGCTCATCGTCAGCATAATCTTCCCACAACTCTTTGTCTAGTAAAGGTATTGACATATTACTCCTATATTAAAATGGTATACTGTCATCATCGTAGACTTCTTTAGTCAATGATGGTATCTCAATTGTTTGCACAAAATAAGATGTTGTGCTTTCATCTTTTGCTTTCGCAACGTCATTAAGTTTATCAGATATATCTAAAGCATCGCTATAGTTATCCATAACTAACTCAATTGTTATTAGTGGTTTAATGTGGCTAAACCTCACCATCTTTAGTATTAGATTAGTTTGTGTCATTTGTGACCTCCTTCATATTTAACCAATCATATCCCATTTTGATCTCTGTGTCAAGTGGAACATTAAAGTTTATTCCATAATACTCATCTAATGCAGGTATTACAGATGCTGTACCCTGGTCAAATATTTTACTCATTACAGCTTCTTCTCCAGGATAAACATCAGCCACAATAGAATCGTGAACTGTGTTAATAAGTAAACTCTTTACCTTTTGTTCATTCATTAGTTTATATATTTTTATACATGCTAATGGTACAATGTCAGCAGTTGCTAAACCTTGTACAGGATAATTTTTTATTTGCGTACCATAACTAGATCCACCCCAAGGCATACGTTCTGCATATGGAAATGCATACTCTCTACCTGTAGGTAACTTAATTCTTTTATAAGTTATAGCTTGAGTTTGTAACTCCTCATGCCATTTAGATATACCTTTATATTTTTCTGCAAATGTTTTATAGTATTTCTTTTCAGCATCTGTACCTGTTGTACCACCATACAAAGGTTTAAATGTGTGTGCCTTTGCATCTTGTCTTGATACACCAATTACATCAGCAGTAAATTTATGTACATCTATTTTATTTTTTATATCTTCCATACCTTGTTTATCTTGTGCAAGAAACACTGCAGTTCTAAACTCTAGTTGTGCAAAGTCTACTTCTATAATCTGTCCACCTTCAAATCTAGATTGTATAACTTTACGTATAGGAAAAGTATTACCTCTTGGTTGGTTTTGAAAGTTAGGATCACGACTTGATAATCTACCTGTAGCTGTAACTGCCTGCATAAACTTAGGATGTAACAAACCATTATCATTTGTAAAATTTTGTAATCCTTCTACAAAAGTATTTAAGTATGTAGAGATAGCATTGTGTCTAAGAATAGAATCAATAAAATCTTTAAACTCTCCTTCAGCTTCTCCTGCAATTTTATTTAAAGTTATTCTATCTGTTTTAAATCCAGAGTCTGATACATCATATACACTTCTAGGTCTTTGATTAAACCCTGCAAGTTTAGCCATCTTGGCATACGTAAACCCTTCACCATTGCACTCATCACACTTACTATATTTTTTATATGGTGTTCCATCTACTTTAATTTTTTTTACTACACCTTTACCATTACAATGCAAACATTGACTAGCAATTGTTTTGTATATAGGCTCAGAGTTATTAGCTACTAGTGTTCTAAATTGTGCAAAAGAAAACTTAGGTCTTTTCTTATTCTTTTTTGTAAATTTATCTACACCTGTATTAAATATCTTAGCCCACTCATGCTTGTCTTTAGGTTTTTTAGAATAGATTAACCATGATAATTGTTCTGGACTACCTAGATTAATCTTAGTATCGCCCA